GAGCTTGCCCAGAGCAGCGCGCAGATTTGTTCCCATATTGCCTTGCCACAGGATTTGCGCGATCAGGGCATCCTGGTTGATCGGACGCTGGAAGCCCTCAGGATTCATCGAGTAGTTAGCATCCCGATGCACGAAGTAGAAGAGGTGATTGGAGTTAGTGACATAGACAGTTCCGCTCTGACACTTAGCCTCCCATTTCACAGGCGCGCCGCGATACGTTGGCTCGGCGCCCAGTTCCCCACTACCTCCGGCAGTATAACGAATGCCAGGCACGACGAGGGCTTCAAGCGTTTCCGCCTCCGTCTGAGTAGTGAAGATTCCATCAGGCTGACCCTGCACGCCAGATACTTCGATACAGTCATTAAAGACCGTGCGAAGATTCGGCAGCAAGTTCACAGCACCGTTACCAACTCCAGAAGTGAGCTGATTACGCCACTTATCATTATTGCCAAAGTTGATATCTGCGTAGGTGCCTGATGTGTTAGTTGTAGCAATCATGGCGGCCAGGCCCGTGGTCTGCTTCGACCCGTTAGCCGTGCCGTCGCTGTATGCGTCGGTCGCTGCCGTATCCGCAAGCTCACTTTCCGCCTGCATAATCCGATCTTTGCCTAAGTCCCTAATCCGGTTTTCACCAGCGTTGGACCTTTTCTCCAGACCAGACATAACCACAGCCGCAGCCATCTGCTTCCAGTCGAAGAACGCATTTGTCACGCCGTCATATCCAGTAACGTCCAGAGCCTCAAGCCCGCCATAGCGCTTGACGTTCCCGCTACCTTCATACATGACAGGCAATCGAATGCGCTCGCCGCCTGTGAGGACCTTGATTCTGTTCCCACTTCGAAGGTACTTCAACAGAGGAGAGCGATTATGAACCTGGTTCAAAAGGCTTCCACTGTTCAAATAATGCATCAAAGTAGACGACAGAACAGATCCCCATGAAATCGTAGGAGCTCCATCCTTAATACCCACAATAACCTACCTTTGTTTTACGATGCCTTTAGACATCAGAGTTTACAGATGTTCCCGCTTGGCCAAAACAAACGCTCGATCGAGAACAGTCTCAGAGTCCTCATTCCGATCTGGATTATAGATCTTGACGTCTGGGTTGCCAGGTCCGGAGCCAGTACTGCGTCTCATCACATTAGCTCTACGTTTGGGTCTAGGCCGTGCTTCGCCAGATCGCTCTGTCGCAGCCGGCCTACCAAACTCAAGCTCATATAACTCCAGCGCAGTAATACCTTTCTGCGGATCTTGCAACGACTCAAGTCTAGCGTCCAATCGTGCTTGCACTTCGGGATTGACTATGACAGATCCATCCGCGCCTAGCGATCCAAAGGACTCACCGTACGTTTCGACCGCGCGATGCAGGGCGGCGTCGGCATAACTATTCGCGGTTCTATCCGCTTCAGTCTGGTCAACGGTTTCCTGCTTCACATAGCCAAAATGCTTGGCCATACCCTCGAATAGCGCCAAGTGATCTTCTGTCACACCCTCTGGAAGATCGGAAACCGGCTCTTCATCCTCGCCCTGGCCGCCCTCCATATACTCCAGCATTCTCTCCCTAGTATCAAGCATGTCCTTCTTAATACCCTGAAACTCGTTCTCCTGCGTGCTCATTTGTCGCTGCATGCCTCTTACGTTTGCAGCCATAGCAGGATCGATTTCTTCCAGTTGTCGCATCATGGCATCCGTCGCCATAGGCTTGACTGATCCTGCCTCGCCCTGGTCTCCCTCTTCTTCCTCCGTCCCCTCCATTACAGCATCCTCATCCAGATCAGACTCACCCCACTGCTGAGCCTCATCATCGAGGAACTCTTGCATCGAATCCCCTTCTATTTCGCCCGACCTTCCACTTACTATCTGTGTCATCTTATTCCTCCGCATTTCTGTAGGAGGGCTTCGTGCTCATGTGACATTTTCACACAAGCCATCATGCATCGCCCCAATCTTGTAAATCACCCCATTTCGCCTTAGACACTACCTTACCTTCAGCGTCTACGGTTTCTACTACCTGCTCATTCGGATCTCCTTCTACGCCCTTACGCTTTACGCCCTGTAAAGGCCGCTTAGTCATTGTATGAGGTGCGTTCGCGTCAAAGTTCCTTCCGCCATGCACCCTATCACCAGACTCAATCAGACCTAGCTCAGACATAACGCGCCTACGCTCGCCTTCTGAGTGCACATCGCAGCCAAGCCCCTCATCGTAATAAGGCTCGAATATATCCACCCTTGGGCGCTCCGTCATATAATCACGAGTCATCTTCACACCACACGTACAGTCAGGCCCGTTCAGGCAATCCTCAAACGTACGATAGTCATCAGTCTGCGTTGAGCACGCTGGACATATGAAGGAGTATACTGGCATTATCGAGTTGGGTTATGATACCCCATCCCAGATCTCGAACGAAGAGTGGAGCGGCCTGACTGCCGGCCGAGCGCCGATGTAGTTCTATTCGCAGCCCTCACTCGTCTTCCCTTGATCCTGCTCCGCGCCTGGCGCTCTTTGCGTCTTAGGAGCGCCTCTTGGCTTGTGGAAGAACCACCCCTCATACGTCGTAGTTCTGGCATACTCATCGTCCTTTCTTAAAGGCCTGCTGCGTTGCAGCCGCCACATGTAAACGCTTGCGCTTTTTCTTCTTTGGCCTCTTATCTCCTGCCATATGAGTGGAGGAGAGCAGCGACCCATAAGTGATGTTTGGAGTAGCCATCTTTTCACCAGGCATTCTTATTTCTTCTTCCTAATAGCGCGTAGAGCTCTCTTAATCCAAGCTCTATTCATCCTATTGTCAGACTTCTCTTTAGGCATTACTCATCTCCCTTTTGCATTTTCTTCCTACTCTCCTCAATCTCCTTCTTCGCCTCGGGAGTCAGTCTATGCTTAAGAAGATCAAGGGCTGCTTGGTGGAGAAGGCCGTCCTTCCGAAGAAGGAGATATGTTGCGGAGGCTGAGACTGCAGCCGCGGAGGCTATTTTAGCGCTCTTGATGATCCTATTTGTCTCCGCTCTAGACATTGCCAGAGGCTGCAGAGCCTTCTCCATCTTCTTCAAATCCAGAGTTTTACTCTCCATCAGCATATTTCCGACGATCTTATAAGCCTTTACCGATGTACGGCCTATAATCCTCACATCCCTAAACGTATCCTTAAGAAGGCCCATAACCTTTTTATCTTCTCCAGTAAGCCCCATATCAGACAGACTATCCATAAGAGCTTTTATCTCATCTTCTGACATGTTCAAGGCTCTTATCCTCTTAAGATACTCATCCTTCTCCACTTTTCCATCAACAAAATTAAAAGTTTCTCGTATTGCTTCCCATGTAGTATTATAGCCATGATCGCTTGGTGACTTTGCTTTAGGAGGTAGCTGACCTGTCTTTGAGACCGGATTATCAGCCAGCTTCTTCCTAATCTCCTCGAGCTCTTTCTTCACCGCAGGCGTCTGAGGCAAGGCTTCCAGCTTCTCCAGCCTATCCAAAAGAGGCTTCCTGATCTTGCTATTCGCAGCCGTAGCGTCAATCTCAGCCTCCACCTCTTGACGAGTTCTCTTCTTCTCCGCAATAGACGCCTTCTTCTTCGTAATAGACATCTTCTTCTTCGGAGTAGCAGCCTTATCCACTGCCCCGCCCTTGAGCTTCTCCAGCATGGCCTTATACGGCTCTCTCAACTTCTGGCCTCGCCATACATCAGGAATAGATAACCTAGCGCTATTGATAAGCTTATCTATCTCCGCATCAGACATTCCCAGCGGCCGTAGAGCGTCCTCCAGCTTCTTCAAGTCCGGAATCTTACTCTCATTCATCATGTTTCCAATGACCTCAGCAGCCTTATCAAGAGGACGACCTGCGCCCCCAGTAGCTGCCTTAGCGGCACCACTAACCAAATCCTCACCAGATGGGACCTGGCCGGGACTCTTCTCTACCTTCCCCAGCATAGTAAATCGAGGCCCCTTCTTCTTCATCCCAGGCACATTCTCTTGCAGGAAGGCCCTTATACGATCGGATGCCTTCAGATCAGCTGGATCTGGCTCGCCATGCGTACCTGCAGAGTAACGACGCCTAGCATCGTCCTCCGCACGATCCAGCATATCAATCACGTCCTGTGCCTCATTCTTATTCATGCTCTTAGCCATTCGGAGCTTGGCTGCCATACTAGCGTTCTTATCCTTTACAATCTTCATAAACTTCTTAGCCATCGCACCAAGCATAACGCCAGGGATAGGCGCAATTCCGAAGACCATCTCGGCCCCAGAGACAGGAAGAAACTCTCCAATTATTTTAGAACTAGGCCTAGGATCTGCTTTGAGCTTTCTCGCCGCTTCCGTCAGAGTACTATCTACAAAATCTACAGCCCCAGAGCGATGTGCTGATGTTACTACTCCGCCTAACATTATTGCGTCACCGCGTTACCAGCTTGACGACCCTCACTCGGTCCTCCAGGCGCGTCTTGGAAAGCATCTGCATTCAGTGGACCGATACCCTCCGACACATCCCGCCCAGCCTGCACAGCCTCTTGACTAGCAGGATCAACATTAATAGGCTCGCCGTCAGGGCCACCGTCCATACCTGGCATCTGCTGGCCTTGCTGACCTTGTTGCTGAGCTTGTGCCATCTGCTGCGCCGCCGCATTAAGCATTGGCAGGATGTCCTCCACGACTTTCTCACCAAACCCCCTAACGAGTAACCGCCTAGCGATCTCCGGCAAGTTAGGCGGCATACCAAAGTTCTGTATCATAACAGGAGTCAGACCTGCAAACAAGTTCAGCAGGTCCAGCCATTGACTGCGCTCCACACCCTGCAGGTTACTCCTCGACGTAATGTCCATTGAGAAGCTATACTCACCCAAAGCAGTATGCTCATCGATCGCAGCAAACTCAAGAGCCTTAGGATCAATGAGGAACAAGCGCTCTGGCTTGAACTGCGTAGTAAGCTGCCACATCTTACGGGCCTTACGCACTTGATAATCCGTAAGCATATCCGAGCGCCTATTCTCACGTGCGCTGTTACGCTTCTCAATAATGCTGGACTCCGTAGCCGTCTCAGCGACCTCCACGGACTGTGGTTGCGGAGTGCCAAGCGATCGATCGAACATCCCCTGCAAGATCCGAATAAGATCACCTTTCTCCGGCGGGATCTCGTGAAACGGCAGCGGGATGACGGCACGCCCTTGGCTATCGCTCAGTCCAGGCACCTCTACCACACTGCCGTCAGGCGCATCAAGTAGGTCCTGAAGTATGCGAGTAGTGATCTTGCTGGACGGGTCTACAAGCCAGACGTTCTTCTGCTTGCGGATGATGTTCAAGAAGGAATCCTGTATCTCGTTCACTAGCGCTTGAACTGTATCACCGCCCCCCATGAGCACAGGCGGCTTGTGAAACCATCTATCCATACCAGTCTGAAACGTCAAAGTCTCTACAGGATAATCATCTATCGTATCGTACGGCCACTCCTCCTCATACTGCAATGGCTTATCATGATCTTCAGCGATCACAGTGATAATATCCCGAAACTTGCCACGTCCTACCGGATAGCCTTTTGCCCATATCTCCCACCCACGCACCACGTCAAAGCCATCGCTCTTGCTATCCTCGTCTTTGTCCGGAGCGTCTTTCCATCTGGAGGGCTTAAGACCTGACGTATTGCTGAATCGCGCTTCTGCCTCAACTTCCTCAATAGGCAGCTCCCAACCAAAAGCCACCCACCGTGCATCTTGTGGACCTTCCATCGAGAACACATCTGTGATGAAGCGCTTCGCCGGCCAGTGCACACCGAAAGGCGCATCACGCTGCACGTTGGTATTAGCATCAGGCTCTTTACGATCATGGAAGAGCTTGTGTATATCAATGTGCTCTCTTATGACATCTTCTGTAATCAGAACCTGATCTTGTGGTGTGCCGCTGTTAGATAGATGAAACGCTGCGAGCTGTAGCTGGGCCTGGTGCTCCTGAATGTGCCCTATATGATCGTGGTCAGGCTCGACCAGTACAGGATTCCCTGCCATAAGAAAAAGGTTCTCTTCCTCTGCAGTCTCAAACCCGCCAAACTCCGTACTAGGCTGCAGGAGCTCTTGTGTAACACGATCTGTATCAAGTGTGTACCCCAGCTTACACACACCGTACGGCTGCAAAAATGCATCCAGGGCTACACGCTCATCCACCTTTTTCTGATTGAGCTCCCTGTACCAGTAGTTACTAACTTTGCCTGCTAGCGCTGCTCGTGTGAGACCACTAGGATTGGTCGGATCTATCTGCTCCGCTGAGACCCTATTTTCCGGCATAGTCTGAATGGTCGGATTCTGATCCAGCATATTCGCAAGGCTCTGATCCACCCAGCCATAAATCATACCGGACTTAGTCCTAGATATATGCTCTTCTTCACCACCCCCACTTATTTGGTCTGCCTCACGTGAGGTGGTAGGATCGTTGAAGTACTGTCTCACAAGCACATCACACGCTTCAAACAAAGGCTTCATTCTCTGCTGCGAGAATCCCACCTGATTGATCCACCACTTGACGCGATCTTCTTGGCTTTTAGGATACATTATGCTGCCTCATCTAGCCACGACCGGGACATAGGTATTACCACACTCTCTTGTTTCAGCGCCCTGCCAGTCCTAGAGCGCAAGTGCCGGTCCAGCATGTAATCAAACGTATAGTCTGTGCTGGTAATCACTGGAACGCGCTGGACCTCAGTCGGGTCACCTTTAGTCGATCCTGTAAGCTTATTCAGGTTCATGCCTATGAGTGACAGCACATCCACTATATCATCGGTGGTCCCATTAGGAAAGCGCGAGATTTCCCACTTCAGATCCCCAACCCACGGAGCGCTCTCCGGTGCGTTGATAAATCCCATACTCATCGCGCCGGCAATAGCGCCAGCACGACTGTCGCTGGCCTTCCCACCTTGCCCTATCACGCTCACACCTTCTAATATGGAATAGATCCCCTTATCTTGCATAATCTTCTTCAGCACCGGAGACACAGCCTTGGTCATCTGTACTCGCTCCATGTAGTGCTTAAGAGGCTGGAAGTTATACATCATGTTTACAGCTGCTTCGCATCCGACTAGGATGTCCGATTGCTTACGCCACATATCCAATAGCCAGACATACCCATTCTCGCATACACCAAAGGCCAAGTGTACTGTGTAGTCCCCTGACCCTTTGGAGAATGCAAAGTCACTAGCCATGTATTTGGTCAAACCTTTGGGTAGATCTTTTCTGGAGTATAGCCTAATCCAGTCTGGATTGAATATATCGCCTTCATCGGACACAGGCTTCTGCTGATGCACAGCCATGAACAAAGACGGATTATGACCTCTAATAACTTCAAGCTCTTCTTTGGATCGCTTGTTAGGTCCGTTTGGCAGCAGCACATCCCCAATCTCACGCCCAAGCAGATCGTTCTCCTCAGCAATGGAGGGGACGTTAATGATGTCCCAGTGCTCATCTCCTGACGCGTGGAGCTTCTCAACTTTGCCCCCCAAGTCATCATCATGAAACCTCTGCATGATTACGATCACGGCACCAGGCCCGCCCTTATACGAACGCAAACGGTTGAGAAGCGTGGTGGTATACCAGTTCCAGACTTTGCGGCGCTGGCCAGGCGACTTGGCATCTTCATAACCCTTGAACGGATCGTCAATCACAGCTATATGTCCGTGAAATCCAATCAAGCCACCCTGTACGCCTTCGGCCTTATATGCTCCGTGTTGAACTGTTTCCCATTCGTCCATAGCGCTTGCGCTTTTGGACAGCTCGACTTCGGGGAAGACCATCTGATACCGCGGATCTTTGAGGAAATCCCTCACTATCCGACCGAAACCAAACGCCAGAGCAGCGTCATCAGACGTCTCGATAAACTCCATTTCAGGACTACGACCAAAACACCACGCAGGGAAAAACTCGCTCGCGAGACGTGACTTGCCTATAGCCGGCGGGACGAAGATTCCTACCCTGCGTATGGCTCCACGTTCCACAGCCATAAGCTTTTCGGCAATCTTGTGGTGTATTGCGTAAGGCTCATAGTTCGGGTCCATGAACTTGGCAAACTCTATCAAGTCTTCATAGGCTTTCTGCCGCTTTATGAGACTATGAGTTACATCGCCAACAGTGGCGTCAGGTGTTCTATTCATGCGTCTTCCTCGACCAGCTCTGCATCTTCCAGATCCTTAGGCGAGTGCCGGTCCAGCGCGCGAGCGAGCAACGCTTTATCGTCATCTTCTAAAACTTCAAACTCCGCTTCGACTGCCTCAGGTGTCGTAGCCACAAGCTGGTCAAGCATTCCAAGAAGCTGGCCTGTAGCTGCTTGATCTATAGAGTGATGGACGGCCACGTCGGTCTCCCGCCGCTCTGTATATCCGCGATCTTTACCGAGTGTCTTAAGCACGAATGTGGAGGCCTGAAAGCTCCCTGCCTCAACCTGATCGAACACATTAGCTTCCGCGCCGTCTACAACCACCTCCCGACACTCATTCCTAACCTGTTGCAGTTCCGAGCTTCTTGCAAGGCGATAATTCACGCTCCCGACGGAAAGCTCCAGGTCCTTCGCCACCAAACTAACGATGCCTTTGTTCTTCATAAGTGACTCTGCTATGGCATTAGTGACGCGATTGTCCTGGTCACGTATAGCAGACTGAACTGCCTTCTCTGCGCCCGACCGATGCTTTATGAGCTGCGCACTGCACCCAATCTTCAACGCGGCCTCTTGCATAGATTGAGAGTCTTCCAACGCCTCTATCATCAAGGCGCTATCGACCTCACGTCTACGTCCGCTATTCTCACCGCCCATTATACACCGCCCCTTTATCACTATCCACAAAGCCCACCTTCACTGCCCCGTTCCGCTGGATCTTCTTCAGCTCGTTCTGCATCTTTGTCGTATTTACGCCTAGAGATTGCGGACGAAGGGGTGCGGAGGTTCTTGTGGAGTGAGGGGCTACATCTGGGCGAGCCACAGTCCCCTCCGGCCCCAAAGCCTTACGTTCATCTATAATTCTGCCTGCTCTGACCTTCTCCACTGTACACACTTTGCATCCGACCGTGAGCGCAATTTCATCATTGGTCGAGCCTTCCTCTATCCCACGAAGAAGTTTCTTCTGCCTGGCCCATATGATCTGTATCTTTGTCGGAGGGTTTTGTAGTTCCATATCGTCAATATATACGGAGAGGCGGTACTGAGCAATGGATCGTGGGGGATTTTGTCGGCGCAGACACCCCCCCCCCCCCCCACCCCTTTCTTCTCCTTCCCCTTCCCCT